GTTCTTTAGATTCTCTTTCAAAAATGAGTGGTTTGTTCAATGTCGATGAAAAGAAGACTGAGCAACTCACTGTTTGGACAGGGTTTACTCCAGAGCAGTTGGAGGCGATAAAACAAGAAAAACTGGTGGCTATCGGTGAAAAAGAAGAGTAGACATAGCGTTGGCAGAATTAAAGAGGTTATAATTGTTTTTGAGGGAAAGATTGAGCAACTAGACGATCATTTATCCAAAGATGAACCTAAACCTAATTTAGGTAAGCACATTGAAGATAATTGTGTAGTTTGTGGAAAAGATTTATATCATAATGATGAATTTACAAAAAGGATTGCAATGATGGATGATGATGATGTTGTTGGGTGGATGTGTCCCTTTTGTTTTTCTGAGTTTACACCAAATGATGATATTATTCATTTAATGACAAGAAAGCCTCAAGGCGAGGCATAATATAGTAAAAGGAGAGTAAAATGTCCAAAAAAAGTAAAGGTAAAGGTCCAGTAAAAGGTGGAGGTAGTCCAGTTATAACTCCAAAGCAGTCAAGTTCATCAAGGGCTGGAAGTTCTGGTAAGCAAGGATCGGCAGATCAGGGTAGTTGGGGATATGGTACTGGTGATTATAATGCTTGGGGTTCACATCAGACTGGTAGTGGTTCGGTTACTAAGGCTAAGTCTAAGAAGGTTGTTGTAAAGAAAAAGGGTAAGAAAAAGAAAAAGAAAGTTAGTTACGCATAATGCCTAGTTTTTCAGAAAGATATAATTCTGTTTCTTCCAAATGGGAGTACAAACTTGGCATAGGGGATTGGACTGAATATGCTGAAGCCTATCAGGATAAATCATTTGGTTTGAGAATACATTCTCTCCATTATGATGGAAGTGCTGAATTTATGTGGCATAGTGTGTTTAAACAAAGTACACAATATAGCGATCCCGCTGTTGCTGCTTTAGATGGTAATTCCGATGGTAAAGTATCCTATTTTGAATTTTTAGCATCAAGTTATCACGGAGGCTCATAATGGCTAATAAAAAAACTCATAAAATGGATCGCCCTGATTCAAATCCAGTTACTTTAAATGAAAATGGTTCTTACTCGAATGTTCATTCTCGTGATTTTTTCAATGCAAAGGGAAAAGCGATGAGAAATGGAGATTCTTCGTTTAATTGGAAGGGTAAGAAACATTCAACCAAGTCTAGGTAGTTAGTGCCAAAATTCGGGAAGAGATCAAAGCAAAACCTTGCTACTGCTCACGATTCATTGCAATTATTGTTTAATGAGGTGATAAAGTACGTTGATTGTTCTGTCCTTGAAGGACATAGAACAAGAGAACGTCAAGACCAATTATTTCACGAGGGGAAATCCAAGGTTAAATTCCCAAAAGGAAACCATAATAAGAACCCAAGTCTTGCTGTTGATGTTACTCCATATCCAGTAGATTGGAAGGATAGAGAACGTCAAACACTATTTGCTGGGTTTGTTCTTGGTATTGCTAATAGTCTTGGTCTTGATATTCGCTGGGGTGGTGATTGGGATATGGATTTCGAGGTAAACGATAATAATTTCGATGATTTCCCGCATTTCGAGTTAAATAATGGAAGGAGACACTATCATTAATGCCAAAACACCCAAAATTTACGAGGGAATTTGTGCCTAGAAAATCTAAAAGAAGAAAATGGGATAAGAAAAGACGTAAAGATGCCATTAAAGAGTATAAACGTACTTTAAGGGATAAAAGACGTGGCGAATCTTAATTTAAATGGAGACATCTCCAAAAAAGAAGAGATTTTACAAAAAGCCTATGGTGATTTAATCACTTTTGGTCAATTATTCTCTCCGCAAGACTATTTATCCACAACTTCCCCGCCTTTTCACGAAGAAGTTGGGAAATTATTATTAAATAGAAAATTACAACAATTAGCATTAATCCTTCCTAGAGATCACGCAAAATCCACGTTAGCAGCAACCGCAGTCTTACACCGCTTTTTATTCGCTACTAAAGAAGAGCCAGAGTTTATTGCTTGGGTTGGGGAGGCTCAAGATCAGGCTATTGATAATATTCAATGGATAGCCAACCATATATACCAAAATCCTGCTATCCACTACTATTTCGGAGACCTTCAAGGTGATAAATGGACAAAAAACGAAATTGTATTGTCAAATGGATGCAGGATGATAGGAAAAGGTGCATCACAGAGGCTTAGAGGTAAGAAACAGTACTCTACTCGTTATACTGGTATTATATTGGATGATTTTGAGTCAGAGTTAAATACAAAGACACCAGATAGTCGTATGCAGATGAAGAATTGGGTAACTGCTGCTGTATATCCCGCTATTGATTTTGATAAGAAGGGATTTCTATGGTGTAATGGAACTGTAGTGCATTGGGATAGTTTTTTAAATAATATACTTGTAAATAAAATAAAAGCAGATAAAGAAGGAACACCTTATGCTTGGAATGTATACTCTAAGAAGGCTATAGAAGATGGTACTCCTATCTGGGAATCTAGATGGAGTATGAAGAAATTAGACCAGAGAAAGCAATTTTACATAGATTCTGGTACTCCGTCTAAGTTTTATCAAGAATATATGAATCAGGCTCGATCTCCTGATGATGCTGTCTTTAGCGAGGAGGATATTAATGATGGGTTATATACAGGACGGCTTAAATGGGATGATAATGGTGGTCGTTGGGTGGTTAAAGAAGATGGGGACGATATTCCTGTCGATATTTATATTGGTATCGATCCTGCTTCATCTGTTGCTGATCACAGGGATTACAGTGTTATTATGGTTATTGGTGTTTCTGATGAGCACGATTACTATGTTCTTGAGTATTGGAGACAAAGATCGCTTCCTATGGATTGTGCCGAGGAAATTTTCAAAATTTTTGCAAAATACAAACCAATAAAGCGGGTGAACATAGAAACAATAGCATACCAAGAAATGCTTAGAGACTACATAATGCGGGAAAGCAAAAAAAGAGGTATGTTTCTTCCTGGGATCGAAAAAGGGATAAAAGGATACACACAAAAGAAAAAAGATAGATTATTTGAAGGATTGCAACCTATGTTTAGGCAAAAAGCCGTTCATTGTAAAAAAGAGCATATTGATTTTATTAGTGAATTAATGGATTTCCCGAAGGGAGCACACGATGATACTATTGATGCTTTTTGGTTAGCAACTCAATTTACAAGTGGTAGGCATAAACCCACTGGTCTTACCAGAACAGGTAAGAAAAGTAAGAAAAAAGAGCATAAACAATACGATTGGATGTCTGGAAGAAGAATTTAATTTGCTTTACAGTTATATTATGTATAATATATGTACTGTGATAGTCTAAAAATTTAGGAGTTTGATGGGACAAGAGAAATTACCACAAGATGCTAGAGCATTAAAGATAAGCGAACTATTCAAACGATGGTCTGATGCTAGGCGAAATTGGGATGATAAGGCTAGAGATGATATTGACTTTTATCTCGGCAATCATTGGACTCAAGAAGAGATTGATGAGTTAGCATCAAGGAATCAGAGTAGCCTGTCTATGGATAGGCTATATTCTTCTATAGAACAATTTAAGGCTATTGTAACAGCGAAGCCACCTAAGTTTAGAGTTTATGCACGAGAAGATAGCGATCATAAGATGTCTGCCGTTATAAACACTATGTTAGAATATATTTGGGATATATCTGATGGCAACGAAGTATTTAAGCAAGTTGTTCACGATTATGCCGTTACAGGTCTTGGGTATTTTCACGCATTTCTAGATACTGAGGCTGATTATGGTCGTGGTGAAATAAAATTTTCCTATATAGACCCATTTAGGGTATATGTTGATCCAAATTCAAGACATAGATATTTTGATGATGCTAGTGGTATAGTAGTTTCTACAATATTGACAAAAGAGCAAATAGTTGATATGTATGACCAATTACAAGAAATTCCAGAAGGTTTAGAGAAACCTTTGATAGAATATATTAATTCTGGAATAGGTGAAACTGATGAAGACTACCCATCTAGTAATTATAATACCGAGGGAACTTTTACTCCTGCTGAGATAAAAGATCAAGATACTGGACCTGGAACTGAGAAGTATAGGATGTTAACTCATTATGAGAAGATTAAAGTGCCTTATTTCCGTGTATTTGATGCAGATGCAGGTACAGAAAGAATTATGGAATTTCAGGAAATACAAGAACTTCAAAATGCTCCAGAGTTTCAAGCAGCAGTTGCAATAGGAGATATACAAGTTGCTGAAGTAAAACAGACTAGGATAAAATGCACTACTACTGTTGGGCAAGTTATTCTATTTGAAATGTTATTGAATACTGATCAATACCCTGTTGTTCCTGTTCCTAATATTTGGACTAATACACCATATCCAATGGGAGATGTGCGTAAAGGTCGAGATATGCAAAGATATATAAATAAGATGGTATCTCTATTAACTGCACACGCACAAGCATCTGCTGGGTTAAAATTATTAATCCCTCAGGGATCCGTGTCGGATATGGAACAATTAGAACGTGATTGGGCAAATCCAACTGCAACAATAGAATATGATGCTAGTTTTGGTGAGCCACATTTTCCTGCTCCACAACCACTTGCTGGAACTATTATGCAATTGCCACAGATGTTGGAAAGATATATTGATCTAAATATGGGTATTTATGAAATGCAACAAGGAAATCCTGAGGCTGCTCCTAAGACTGCATCGGCTACAATGCAATTAGAAGATTTTGGTGCAAGAAGGAGTAAATCTAAATTAAGAGATGTTGAAGGTAGTTTGAGAAGATTAGGGACAGTTATTTATAATTTGGCTAAGAAACAATATGACTATCAAAAGGTATTTAGAATAGTTCAACCTAATAATGATATAAATGAAGAAACTATTAATGAACAATTTCAGTTATATGATGATAAGGGAGAGGCGATACAACAATTAAAGAATGATATTACTGTTGGGCAATATGATATTAAAGTAGTTGGTAATTCTACTATGCCTAGTAATAAGTGGGCAGAATTTCAAATATATATGGAGGCATTCCAAACGGGACTTATTGATAAGACTGAGGCTTTAAAGAAAACCGAAGTATTTGATAAGGAAGGTGTAATTAAAAGATTTAGTGAAATTGCTCAAATGCAATCACAAATGCAGCAATATGAACAAGAAGTTAAAAATTTAAAGGGTGACTTGCAAACTGCCCGCAGAGAGACTGATAATGCTAGACAAAGAGCCGAACTTGAGAAGTTTAAAGGAAGATTGGGTGAAAAAGAGCATCAGACTAAGGCTGACACAAAGGTTGCAATTAGTAAATTCGAACATAAGGTTAACCTCGAAGGCGAGAAATTACGGCTACAGAATCAAATGAATGGCAGTAGTAAACCCGCTAAAGAGAAATCATAAAGGAGAATAGTTATGGAAGACGAAAAAAACGTATTACAAGAAGCACCACTACAAGGTGAACCTGTTGAACAAGGAAACGAGAACAATCAGGCAATTGGAGTAGATGATGTTTTCTTACAAAATGATAACGCA